CAAGAAAAGCAAAAAGTAGAAAAATCTGTTACTTCAATACAAGATCGAATTGCTGAAAATGCATCTAAACACCTTGGTGAAATTGAAGGCATGATTGATGAATTTGTTGTAAATGATACTGAAATGAATATCGCGCTTTATTTTAAAGCTAATCATATTAGTCCTCAAGCTTGTAAGTTAATGCATGGATCTTTCGATAAAACGATTGCAGAATTATATGAAGTAATCGAAGGAAAATGCGAGCAATTAGTTGAAGGTTATAGGCACATCAAGAAAGTAAAAATCAGGAGATTGATTAAAGCTCTTGAAGAAGTAAACATTGCATGTGCTCAACAAACTGTTACTGCTAAAGCTACTCGTAAACCTCGTGCTCATAAAGAAAAACCTCCTTCGGTTGTAGCAAAAAATGTTAAGTTCATGAAAGAATTTGCTGAACTTAAACTCACTTCAGAAAAACCAGAAAAGATTATCGGATCTTCTGAAGTATGGATCTATAATACTAAATACAAAAAAATACAAGCATATCGTAGCTTAGGTACGCTTGGAATTAAAGGTACTAGTATTTTAAATTATGATGTTGCAACATCTGGTGCAAAAACAATACGCAAACCTGAACTTGTTACTGGTTATGCAGCTATGACAAAGCGCAATATTGCACTTGAGTTTAAAAATCTTAAGACTAAAGAATCAGCAGTCAATGGAAGAATTAACCAAGATTGCATAATTTTAAAGGTGTTCTCATGAAAAAATTTATTTATAGTATTGCACTGCTAGCAGCTAGTTGTCAACCTGTAGCAGCTCAACATCACGGTCATCATGGACACTATGGTCATGGAAGCTGGGTTGCTCCTCTTGTACTAGGAGGAGTTATAGGATACGCAATCACTCAGAATCAGCAAAGGCAACCTATACAAATTATTCCTGGCCCTATAATTTATTCTTCACCTATGGTTACAAATCCACCAATGCAACCAGTATATCAAGAAGTGTTAGTGTGGCAAAACGAATGTAACTGTTATCAAAAACAATATCGACAAATTGGCTGGCAATAATACTACGGGCTGGGCCCTGTTCAAGGAGAACTAAAATTATCCTAATTGATTATTCTCAAGTATGCGTAGCATCAATTCTTGCTTTTAGCTCAGACTTGAAAAAAACTAGTGATAGCAACAAAATAGATCTTATCCGTCACGTAGCATTAAATTCCATTAAATCATACAAGAAAAAATTTGGAAAAGAATTTGGCGATATTGTTATCGCCTGTGATGGTCGCAATTATTGGCGTAAAGAATACTTTCCTAATTACAAAGGAATGCGCAAGAAAGCTCGTGAAGAATCTGATCTAGATTGGAAGGTTATATTCGATACACTATCAGAAATTCGTGAAGATATCAAGTCTTATTTTCACTATAAAGTAATTCATGTAGATCGTTGCGAAGCAGATGATGTTATTGCAGTTCTCGTTGAAACTACTCAAGAATTTGGTAAGTGTGAACCAGTAATGATTGTATCATCTGATAAAGATTTTAAGCAATTGCATGCATATGATAATGTAAAGCAATTTAGTCCAATGCTTAAGAAACAAATTGTAGTTAATAAAAAAGAATTGCAAGCTTGGTTGGTAGAGCATATTGTAAAAGGTGACGCCGGTGATGGTGTACCTAACATTATGTCTAAAGACGATGTGTTTATGATAGGTGAACGACAAAAATCTGTTAGTGCAAAACGTCTTCAAGAGTTCAATGATAACGGTTTTAATGCGTGTAAGAATGATGAAGAACGCCGTAATTGGAAACGTAACATAGAATTAGTTGACTTCAAATATATTCCAGAAGACGTAAAACAAACTATTATAGAAGCATTTGAAGTAGAGCCTAAAGGCGATAAAAATGCAATCATGAATTACTTAATTAAAAACAAGTGTCGTAACTTGCTAAATGAAATAGAGGAGTTTTAATGGCTACTAAATATATTGTTGAAATTTTAAATGAAGTCAACGATGATCCAAGTGCTTTAGCAAAATATAAAGATAACTCAGCACTTAGGTTTGTCTTTCAGCACGCATTTCTGCCAGAGCATAAGTTTGATTTGCCAGAAGGAACACCTCCATTTAAAGAAGATGCTGGTCCTTTAGGAATGTCTCCAGCAAATTTCACTCAAGAAACTAAGAAGTTCTATATTTTTACTAAAGCTAAGCAATTAGTTAAAGCGCGTAAAGAACATCTGTTCATTCAACTAATTGAAAATATTCATCCCTCTGAAGCAAAAGTCCTCATTGCTATTAAAGATCAGAAGCTAAATAAGCTATACAAGAAAATTACTGCAAATCTCGCAGCCGAACATGGCTTCATTCCAAAGCAAATGAAAAATGAGGAAACAACACCAAAAAAATCTTAAAGTTATTCTTTCGATGGAACAATATCTCCTCGCAAGCTGGCTGGCAGAATTACCAGACAGCGAGATTGAGTACGTCGAATGGCTTCTTGAAGAAGTTGATATTGCTCTTGAAAATATGATTCTTGAGCAAACAGGCTTCGAAGAAGCAAAAGAAGTCATAAAAAAGTATACCACTATAAAATAACGGTGTACAATAATTCGTAGATGGTTTATAATAAACTATCTTAATGAGGTTTATATACATATGATTCTTAATATCTTGAAAGAACTAGAAGCAACTTCCTCTCGCCTTGAGAAGGAAGCGATTATCTTGCGTGAAAAAAATAACGAGCTTTTGAAGCGTGTTTACTTTCTTGCCTATGATCCATTCACTCAATTTTACCAGCGTAAAATTCCAGCATATACACCAGCACAGGCAAATCAAGCAGACTCGCTTGACGCAGTGCTTGATAGTTTGGCTATGTTATCTACACGGCAAGTTACGGGTAATGCTGCGATCGAACATCTTACAAAACTCTTGAGTTCACTTGTTGAACATGATGCTCAAGTGATTGAACGCATCATTGGCAAAGATCTTAAGTGTGGTGCTTCAGACTCTACTGCTAATAAAATCTGGCCAAAGCTTATACATACATACCCATGTATGTTATGCACTCCGTTCGATGAGAAGCTTATCAGCAAGATGAAATTCCCAGCGTATGCTCAAATGAAAATGGACGGCATGCGTTTCAATGCAATTGTTCGCGCCGGCAAAGTAGAATTTCGTAGTCGTAATGGCAAAGAGATTCTATTGCTTGGTAATCTTGAAAAAGAATTTGCTGCCTTGGCTGGCAAGATCGATTGTGTGTTTGATGGTGAACTTTTAGTAATGGACGAATTTGATTACCAATTTCTCGATCGGCAATCAGGTAATGGCATTCTTAACAAAGCAAACAAAGGTACTATATCAGCCAAAGAAGCATCAATGGTTCATGCATCACTTTGGGATCTAATTCCCTATGAAGAATTTATCAGTGGGCGTTGTGTAACTCCATATTCAAAACGATTTTCTAGTCTTGAAGCAATTGTAAGTAAACAAAAACCTCAAGATAAAAAGATATGGATTGTGTCAAGTGAAATTGTTCAGAACATCGAAGAAGCACAGGGCATTTTCCAGAATTATTTGTCTCTTGGCCATGAAGGTATTATTCTTAAAGACGGCAGTGGAGTCTGGGAAGATAAGCGTGTTAAGACTCAAATAAAATTCAAAGCCGAATTAGATTGTGATCTTCGTATTATTGATATTCAACCAGGAACTGGAAAATACACAGGGATGGTTGGAGCGTACATATGCGAAAGTGAAGACGGCGTTGTTAAAGTTGATGTTGGTTCTGGTTTAACAGACGAAGAGCGCACCAACTTTAATGTAATTGGAAAGATAGCAACTGTATTGTATAATGCTAGAATTAAAAATAAACAGGGTGAAGAATCTCTCTTTCTTCCGCGTCTAGTAGAAATTCGCGAAGATAAAGATGAAGCAGATTCATCGAAGAAAATTAAATAACGGTGTACAATAAATCGTCTATATAGTATAATAGCTATATTAATCAATGAAAGGAGCAATATATGCCTAGTGTATTTTTAGTTAGCGATACGCATTTCGGTCACACTGGCGTATGTCGCTTCACGCGTAATGATGGTGTCACAAAGTTAAGGCCTTGGGATAACGCTGATGAGATGGATGAAGAAATGGTTAAGCGTTGGAACGAGCGGGTAAAGCCTACTGACAAAGTGTATCATTTAGGTGACGTTGTTATTAATCGTAAAGCCTTAAAGATTATGCCAAGATTAAACGGCGACAAAGTTTTAATTCGTGGTAACCACGATATCTTTAAAGATGACGAATATCGCTTGTACTTTAGAGAGATTAGAGCTTATCACGTTATGAATGGTATGATCCTTAGTCATATTCCATTACACTCGGATTCAATGGGTCGTTTTGGCACTAACATTCATGGCCACTTACATGCAAATCGTGTGCGTAAAGCTCGTGGTGTTGATGCTAAAACTGGAGAAGTTTTGTACAGTGATGAAATTGATGTTCGTTATCATTGTGTTTGCGTAGAACAAACCGATTTTACTCCAATCTTGTTTGAAGATGTTATCAAACGAATTGAAGCAGAAGGCGGCACTATAGGGTTTAAGAACGGCAATTTTAGTAAAGCCGATTAAAGTTCTGGGCCTCTAGCTCATGTTGGTTAGAGCAGTGGACTCATAATCCATTGGTGCCGTGTTCGACTCACGGGAGGCCCACTAAGAATCAGATGTTTATGCCCAAATTGTCATGCGCAAACAGATACGTATAGAGGTAAAAATACTAGAAAATAATGCGAGAGTGGTGGAATGGTATACACAGTGGGCTTAAAACCCACCGCCTGTAATGGGCATACGGGTTCGAGTCCCGTCTCTCGCACCAAAGTTTTTGCGCCATTCGTTCAACGGCCTGCAAAACCGCAAAACCGTAGGTTCGAATCCTACTCGGTGCTCCAGAAATTGGTATAGTAACATTTTTAGCCATTTTTAGCCTAATTCAGCCCTTATAAATCAACAACTTATGTGATCCAAATGCACCAGAATGCATCAAATATGCTTTAGAAGGGGTATACCAGCATATATGCTCTTGAGGGCACCTGAAGTCCGTTAAAAACGGTGTACATTAATTCGTCTATATGTTATAATTATTCTATCAAATGGAAAAGGATAGAGAATGAATAAGAAAAACAAAGATGAAGTAACAACTATAGACGGTGTAAAGATTACATTATGCGCATATCGTAAACCTAAAAAAGGTACAACGACTTTTCCAATTGAAAAATCTCGCTATACTGTATGGACACAAACTGTAAGTCGTTACACACGTGGTACAGGCGCATGTCAAGGAACTGTAGGTTTATAATGAAAAATTACGTATTCAAAAATCTTGATCTTCATTGCACGAAATGTAAAGAAGATATTGTTTCTGATCCAGAATGCTGGGACAATGTAGACAACGTTTACTTTTGCCCGATGTGTGGTCAAAAGGCTTATGAAATAAGTGAGTTGTTTGAAATGGCAAATCAAGATCACTGGCCGCGCGATTACGAAGATCATGATCAGCATCAAAGTGAGTACCCTTGGAAATGAATAAGAGAAAAATGTTTAAGCCGCGTAATGTATGGTTTGTTTTATGTCGCTTTAAAAAAGCAGGCGCTCACGTAAAGACGAATAAAGCTTTGCGTAAGGCTGAAAATCAAAAACCAACAGACGAATAAAACGGTGTACATTAATTCGTCTTTATAGTATAATAGCTATATCAAATGGAAAAAAGACGAATATGTACGAAATTAAAATAACAGATGAACTAGGATTTTTATATAACTTAAAATGTGAAAACGAAAAAGAACTTATTAAAACTATAAAAATTTGGTTGAAAAATATCGATGAAACTCCAATAGATAAAATTGAAATTGATATAGAATAAAACGGTGTACATTAATTCGTAATTGATATATAATAGATTATGAATTGTTGAATTTCAAAAGTCCTCTCTAAGTCAACGGTAAATACGGTGCATGAGGCACGATAAGGTTTGGTGGTTAATCCTTTTTATAAGAAAAACCACCACCTATAAGTAAGTGCATTGCCCAGTACCGTTGAGGATGGAAGTAAGTCAGGCGAATGGGGTAACCCATTAAAAGAGTTTGCATTCTAGAGTTTAATCTCAAGTCCAAGGAATACGTGATAACAAGAGTGCGCAGAGCAAATGCATAACTCGGGAAGGGATTTGCCAGTGCACTTTCTTATAGGATATATAAAGAGTAAGAAACGTAGTATTAGTTTAGTGTTATTAAGGTATCGTTTATAGACGTATAGACTATGCGGGTCCCATCAGCCGGAGGCGGATCCTGATATAACTGCAGCGGCTTTGGATGGGAAGCACCCAACTCCTAAATTGGCGCAATAACACTAAACTAATATTATTGGAGCAATTGATGCTATGGCGTGTGCATCCCGAGACTGTAAATCTCGTCCCTTTGGGTAAACAATCTTGGTTCGACTCCAAGTTGCTCCACCAGTTTTGACTCGTTCGTATAGAGGTTATTACTGCGGATTGTCTATCCGCTTACGGGAGTTCGATTCTCCCACGAGTCGCCCTTGAGTCAATGGCCACACTTTTTGTTAATAAATAGTTAGAACAATGCGGGAAGGGTCTGGTCACCAGCGTGGTCTCATAAGCCATTGCCATCCTTGGTTCGAATCCAAGTCCCGCTACCAAGATATTTCTCCGGTTCGCCTAACTTGGTTATGGCACCTCGTTTGGGGCGAGGAATAATGTGAGTTCGAATCCCACACTGGAGACCAAACGTTCCGTCTAATCAACGGATAATGTGGTCCGCATGATGAGAGACGGTGTGATAGCCGTAGGACTGTACCCTTAACAAGGGCGCTGGCAATGCGAGAATCCTCTCTGGCCGAGGAGTGGATGGAAGGTGTGTGTGGGATGCAGTTTGGTTTTGTCCTGATGATGGTAACATGAGTTTTCAGATGGTTCGGCCAAATATTTGCTGATGCACTAAGTTACCACCGCAGAGAGGAAGCACTTATTTTTAAGCACTGCCCTTATAGCTCATTTGGTAGAGCAACTGATTTGTAATCAGTAGGTGCCGTGTTCGAATCATGGTGAGGGCACCAATTTATGGAAGTGTGGCTGAGCATGGCTTAAGGCAGCAGTCTTGAAAACTGAAGTACCGAAAGGTACCGTGGGTTCGAATCCTACCACTTCCGCCAGTATTCCTTGATAGCTCAGCGGTAGAGCAACTGATTTGTAATCAATGACTAGCTGGGATCGTTACCCAGATACGGAGCCAATATAATACCATCTTAGCTCAGCGGTAGAGCAGCGTTTCGATAAAGCGTTGGTCAGTGGTTCGATCCCATTAGATGGTACCAAATTTCTCGGTGTAGTATAATGGTATTACAGCAGCCTCCAAATCTGCTTACGGGAGTTCGATTCTCTCCACCGAGGCCCTGCACTTAGCGCGTTTAGTTTTGGTGAGATCTCCAAAGTCTACGTCCCACTCTTTTCGTGGATTTAGTTCTTTAGCATTCTTTGGTAATTTAAATTGCACATTTGCTAATTTTTGAATTTGATTAATCGGCAAACGAAAGCGTGTTAAATCATTACCTAAATTTGGATATGGTTCGATGTGTGGAAATAGCCATGCAGCAAATTCTTTAGTTTGGTTATTAATTACGATTTTATAATAGGCGTGTGGAACAACAACTCCATCGCCTATCTTTTTATTGCTAGCATTATATATTCCACCAACATAAATCGTATGTGGTTGAGAACTCTGTACAGTCCAACCTCGTATTGATGTCTCTAATGATTTCCATATTCCACGATTTAGCGATCCAGCCTGTGGCGCCATATTAGTCATAAGAAAAGATTCATATTCTACTTGCTGATCCCAAGACAAATCTCCATCGGGCACCATGTGCCCTTTGTCGTATCCAGTACCAACATAATCATCAGGATGAGCACCATTTACAATAGACTCATCAGCCACAAATGCATTAGTGCGAGCAATACATCCTAGTGCATTGGGTGGCGTAAGAGTATAGTTTGTATATCTTGGTAACTTAGCTGAAGCATCATATCCAACTAAATATGCTTGACGACATATGTGATCGACTTTGGGATTTGCTATAGGTAACCCATAAGGAGCATGCACTGAACATTTAGATAGTTGTTCAGGAGGACGTTGAGTCCAAGCTTGTGCTGATGATGTTATTAGCAAACACAACAGTACTATTAATTTCATTTGATTCTACGTTAAGTTTGATAATTTTTTAATATAATTACTCATCATATGATCTTTAATTCCCTTGAAGCGTTCTCCCTTCGAGAGTGCTTTCTTTCGAGATCTTAGCATATCTATAATGCGTTGCCAAATATTGTATTCCTTTATTTTACCTTCATAAGTCAAATAGACATTAGTACCATGATGTCTAAACCCTAACGAGAGTGGAGGAACTTTAGGAACATCATCATTATTGTTTTGCACTCTAAAATGCAACACTTTAGAGTTTTCTATAAATGCTTTTGTGCCAACTCTAGGCGAACCAAAAGTCACTAATGCTTCTACTTTATTAGAAATTCTACTAGCTGCAATAGTCGCCATTGCTGCACCAAGACTATGCCCAGTAATGTATAGTGGTATACTTTTATTAGTGCTTAATTGTGTTTGAATATCAGGCCAGAGTTTATCAAGTTCATCTCTAAATCCCTGATGAACTTGTCCTTTAGAAATTACAGAAGCATAATCTATTTCAAATACTTTATGCATTTTTAAATCTGCAACAACATCTGATTTCTCTTTAACTTCTGTTCCTCTGAAACTCAATACGTTACTAGTACCATTAGTTAAAAGATATGCTTGGGCTCCAGATTTGTTGAAAAATTTAATAACAGAATACCCAAACGTACCAAATTTTTTAACAGATGTATCTGGATTTTCATATGTGATTTCAGAAATTTTAGCAAAAGTCAATAATTCATTTGCGTTCATGGTTAACTCCTATAAGTTCATTTATAAAATTCATTACACAATCATAGACAGCGCATTAGCTGCAGTGATTATAAATCGCATTGCTGCTTCGTCAGATGCAAGTTCTTGAGAAGCACGAACAGATGCTATTTCATCTGTCAAAAATTGATACTCTTCTAATGTTAATTTTTGATCGACGTATTGTTGGCGTAATTCTATAAGTTCAGATGCTAGTACTGCTGCAGGACCACCAGCACCTACCGCTTCTCTAAGTTTATCTAACATTTATCTTCCTCCCCAAGCTTCTGTAATAACATCTATTCTAGTTTTTTGAACTTTAATAACAGATTCGCAAAATAATTTCTTATCAGATTCTTTAGCTTTTGCTACAGCTGTTTCTAATTGAGAAATAGATTTTGCTTGAGGATCTCCTCTTAGATCAGAATATATTTTAAGATGTTGAATTTTATTCTCAGCGTCTGTCCAGTTCTTATCGTCGCAATTTAATTTCTCTACTGCGATTTTAACAGAAACCAATTGGTGTAACATAACTGGATCATGATCTCTTGGGTATGCATCCCATAAGTTCTTTATTGTAGAACAACCACCGAGAGTTGTTATTGCTAATATTAATAAAAGTTTTTTCATTTTATTTCTTTTACCTTTTCATGTTCTATCATATGAATGATGTCATTAGTTAATCTTATCTCTAATTGTACAAACCGCATTTTTTCTATAAGTTTTTTTAACTCGACGTTATAAAATGCAAGCTCTTCTTCCTTGCGCTTTCTACTATCTATTAAATCTGTTATTAAGATAATTTTAGGCTGATGGATTTGCATTAATCATACGCTAAACGAACTGCCACAACCGCATGTTGATTGAGCATTTGGATTTGATATGATAAACTGTGAACCTTCGAGATCTTCCTTATAGTCAACAGTGGCTCCCGTTAAGTATTGCATACTCATAGCATCTATCAGTATCTTTGATTCTGCCATTGGCATTTGGAAATCATCTTCATTAATTATTTCATCAAATGTAAATCCATAAGTCATTCCGCTACATCCTCCGCCTTGAACGAATGTTCTTAAAAATAAGTCGGGATTATTTTCTTCTGCAAGAAGATCTAGAATTTTTGTCTTTGCAGATTCTGTTATTGTTATCATATTATAGACCACTTGCTCCGGTTGTTGCCCATTCACGAGCACCATTTGGTAATGTACGCTCACATGCCAATTGTGCTACTAATGTTGTTACAATACCTGCTACTACTGCTGCACAACTTTGTGGTATAACCATAGCACCTGCAGCAACATCAATGCTCTTACATAACGTAAAAGCAATGCCATCTGTTAAGATTTGTTTATTAGAGTTGCCAATTGCTTTGCGAACATCTGGTGCGATCCAAATTAATTCAACAAACGCCTTCGCCGTCAAATCACATGCAGTACCTAATGCAACCGCGCCAACAGTTTCTTTAGCTGCAAGATAAAGAATAGCTGTAGCACTTAATGGAGCAGTAGCAGCAGTAGTTGTTGCCACGCTACTAGGTTCTGGACGATATAGCAATGCTGCAAAGATTGAACCTAGCGCAACGCTAACGCCAATCTGGCAATAATTTGCTTCTGCCCATGCTGCAATAAGTTCACCTGCGTCTTTAACGGCATAAGCACCTTGCTCAAGACCTTTGACTGCAAGTTTACTACCTGCTTCAATATCATTCATTGCAGCATCGGCAACTTTGGCAGTAGCCATTGCACTTTTCGTTACAGCAACCTTTGCTTGTCCAGCAGTACTAACAACAGTTTTATTAATTGTGTTTATAGTATCAGTTGCTGCTTTCGCTGTTTTAGCTGCAGCGTCTGCAGTTGCTTTTGCAGCAGCATCAGCAACTCTTTTTGCTTCAGCGGCTTGTTGTTCTGCTAGACGCTGCGCGTCTGCAGCAACTTTAGCAGCAGCATCAGCAGCCTGCTTTGCAGTATCTACTACTGGATCAACTACAGCTTTCTTTGTATCGTCAACTGCTTTGTCCCAGCTTTTTTTGCTAAACGGATTGAATCCCATATCATTTTCCTTTGTTATATTCTAAAACTTTCTCCGCAACCACATCGATCTTTTTCATTTGGATTTTTAAAATCGAATCCTTCATTAAGTCCATTACGAACCCAATCCATGGTCAATCCGTTTAAGTATAATTCTGATTTAGCATCTACTAACATGACAAAATCTTTTTGAGAATAATTAATTACACCGACTTCATCCTCATATTTATCGACGTATTCCATAGTATATGCAAGCCCACTACAACCAGTAGTCTTTACGCCGAGCTTAATGCCAATACCCTTACCTCTTTTCTGAAGTTGAGCTTTGATTTTATCGTATGCCTTTTCAGTTAACGAAATCATGTTTTTCTTTGTAATTATGTATCGCTGCTTTAATTGCGTCTTCAGCGAGTATAGAGCAATGAATCTTAACTGGAGGTAGTGCTAGTTCTTCAGCGATTTGACTGTTGCGTAAGTTAGCAGCAGCATCAATATGCATACCCTTAACCCACTCTGTAACCAGCGACGAACTGGCGATTGCTGAACCGCAGCCATATGTCTTGAACTTAGCATCTCTAATAATACCATCTTCATCTACCTTTATTTGTAGTTTCATCACATCACCACATGCTGGCGCGCCAACCATGCCAGTGCCAACTGATAAATCATCTTTATCTAGAGAACCTACATTACGTGGGTTCTCATAGTGATCTAATACTTTATCGCTATACGCCATTATTTTTTGCCTTTTAATGATTCAATTTCTTTACGAACATATTCGAGATCTCTTTTTATTAGTTGCACCTCGAGGTGTTCACGGCCGGGCTGATTCGTATAACTAAGAAATCTTTCATCCTGCAATTTAACAGTATGTTCTAAATCTGCAATTTTATTTTGCGTAGTAAAAACATACCATGATGCCACTAATAAACAAGCAACAATAGATATCAACGTTTTTACTGGAATCGTGATTTCTGTTTTTTCATTTATTTCTAATGACATATGATACCTCCTTAATACTTGATATAGATATTTATATTCAGCCAAACTAATATGCTATGCCGGGAGTCTATAGAGAAAAAGAGTGTCCAACCTGTGCGATTAAGCATCGTAAGAAGGGAGTGTTTTGCTCAAAGATATGTTCTAACAAAGGGCGCGATCAAGAGTACAGAGAAAAGATGCGAGATCGTATGCTCAACACAGCAAAAGGACAGGAGATAGCGTGGAATCTTAACTTCGATGAAACTGATGAGCCTGTAGCTCCACAAATATTTGTTGAAAAGCCAGCACTTAAGAAAAACCAATTCGTAGCCGCTGGAGACGTATGGACAATAGCTGAAGACTGATGTTCACTTTTTTCGTATGTTCAAGAAAAGTGAACATGGAGAAAACTTGAACATAATTGACTAAACCTATATAAATCAACAACTTAGACATTTCGCACAAAACGGTGTACAATAAATCGTCAATTTGATATAATACTATTATGGAAAATCAAATTGAAATCAAAAAAGGGCACGGGATTTGTCCCGTATGTAACGGATCAGGTCGTACACCAGCTGGCAATGACCCTTACAAACACGTATATGCTGGATACGATAAAGTAACCGACACTCTTCGCTGTAACAATTGCGGTGGGCAAATGATGTATGGTAGCCCGTGCGGTCAGGTGCCTCTCCGTGAAGATGGAACTCCATGTAAGCATGAATATAAAGGTGTAACCATAGGGCGTTGCCTGACTCGTTACACCTGCGTACATTGTATGTCATCTCATGAAATTGACTCGGGAGATTAATTAAAATAACGGTGTACTTTAATTAGACGTTATGGTATAATTATTCTATCAAATGGAAAAAGGAACGAAAATGTTGACAGTAACTCAAATGAATGCAATGACTACGCAAGATCTCATAAAGATGAATCGTCAGATCATAGCGATCGTCAAAGAAAAACAGCGTACTCAAAATCGATGTGCGGTGTTCGAGTTTAACGCCGGTGATTCGGTGAAATACATGTCGCAAAAACGTGGATCAGTATCTGGTAAAGTTCTTGAAGTGAAGCGTACGAAAGTAGTTGTGGAAAGCAACCTTGGACGGTTTCTCGTACCAGCAAGTATGCTTACACGAGTATAAAATAACGGTGTACATTAATTCGTAATTGGTGTATAATAGCTATATAAAGTGAAAAAAGGAAATAAATTTATGATGAAAACTGCACAATCTTCAACCGGTGGCACAATCTTTTTTGTTAGCCCCGGCGTTATTCGCCACGAACCTGGCGAAGGTGCTTACTCTGGTCGTCTTGCCGAAGAAGGCGCAGAAGCTCAAACGTTTGAAGTAGCGAAAAAAGGACGTGGTCGTCCCCGTAAAAACGTAGGTGCTGGTGGTGCAGCATATGATTTTAGTGCTTTTCCTCAGCCTAAGGTTCCCAAGTGGAAAGGCCCAGTTCGTAAAATTGCGATGAAGGCTTAATCATGCGTAAAAGTTCATCTTATTTGTTTACAGCGGACGTATTGTGTGTCAGCGAAATGCAAGAAATCGAACGTGTTCGTAAAGCAATTGCGATTACAAATACTTTTATTCGTGATAACGCAAAACGTACTGGCAATAAAAAGCTTATAACTTATCGTGTATGTCTTAAAGCGCGTCTTGGGAAAAACAATCCTGCAGCTAGTAAGTATCGCAATCAGTGGATTAAGTCTATTAAACTAGAAGATGCGCAGCGCATTGATGTTTACATCTGGGAAAGACGCGAATGGTAGTCTTTACAAAACAAGAAGCTGATGCCATCGTGCAAAGAATAGTAGGATCTCATGAGTTTGCAGCGCGTTGGTGGAATAGTCCTAATTACGCTTTTGCACTAGAGACGCCGGAGAACACCTGGCACGAAGATCCGAATCAAGTGCGCCAATATTTGTGCTTTCATGCTGAAAAAAGCGGTGTACTTTAATTCGTCTTTATAGTATAATAGCTATATCAAATGGAAAAAGGAACAAAAATGAGCAACGAATTCAAAAGCTGGGAAGAAATGAGTATTCTCGAGCAGCATGCTTGCACATTCTGGGACATGTATAAGGATGCCTACGGTGTTCGTCCTCGTGGTATCGACACTTCCTCTTGGACCGAAGCCGATTTTGAAAACGAATTCGAATCGCTCAGCAGAGAAATTCAGCGTGAAGAAGCTAATCGCTGTGTGCAGGAAGCTCAAGCGACTATGGACTTTGAAGCTCGTATTCAAACCATCATTATCTCTGGCGCTGGTGATCGTGCCACGGCGCTACGTTGGATTCATGACGCAGAAAATACTAATGGTGACGATGAATACCTATGCTATACAGTAGGTCTTCCTTATGGTTATTTTCGGAAGGTTGCATAATGAAAGTTTATGCTGTGGTAGGTTCATGGAACAATGAAGACTGTTCATCTGAGCCTGAGGCGATATATGCTTCTAAGGAACGTGCTGATGCGGTGTGTGCTAAATTGGCCGCAAGCGGCGGCTTCGATGATGTTGAAGTTTTTGAATACGAAGTCCAGGAGTAATGATAATGAAAGTAGTGATTAACACGTGTTTCGGTGGGTTTGATATTTCAAGTGCGGCTTTTGAAGAAGTGCTTCGACGCAAAAATGTTGCGTACGAAAAAACACCAGCAAAACACAACTTTGTAGGTAATGAATTCGATTATTGGAAGGCAGGTCAAGCAGGTGAAGATGACGCATGCTTATCTTCATATGATTATCGCGAGGATCGTACTGATGCAGACTTAATCGCAGTAATCGAAGAAATGGGTGAAGCATCATTTGGTTGGGCTGCAGATCTTAAGATCGTAGAAGTTCCCGATAACGTTGACTGGTATATTCATGAATATGATGGACTTGAGCATGTAGCTGAACGTCATCGGACTTGGAGTTAAAAATGAGCAAAGAGAAGCATAAACTCTATCAATGGATCGACGGCGAGACCGCTGATCGCATTACTAGTATGAACCTAAAAGACTATCGCGCAAATCTTAAAAATGAATTGGCGCGCTGGAAAAAGAATCCAAAGACCGAAGATAATACTAAGGGTGTTTGGCTTCATCCCGAAGATGTAACGGGGAACATGCTTAGAATCAAAGCACTCGATCTACTTATCAAAGACTTTACAGAAACGTCGGACGAAATTAAATGAAAAAAGAAAACGACGAATACCTGTGTAAGGCATATCCAAAGATGATGGTCAATCGTGGCAAGGATATGCAGGAAACATGTATGTGCTGGGGTTTCGAATGTGGTGATGGGTGGTTTCCTCTGATCGAAACGCTGATGGGTAATATCCAAAGTCACATCGATTGGCAAAACAAAGAAAAACAAAATGTCCGTCAGGTAACACTCGACCAAGTAAAAGAAAAATTCGGCACGCTACGATTCTACTACAGCGGTGGCGACGAGCGTATCGATGGAATGGTATCACTAGCAGAATCGTTATCGGGTCGTATATGTGAAGGTTGTGGAAATCCTGGAAGTACACAAGGTGATGGTTGGGTTCGCACCGAATGTGAATCGTGTAGAAATGTTCGTCAAAAAGGAAAAGAACAATGATTACTATGAAGGAATGGATGGAGCTCGTAGATTATCGAGTCACCGAGGGTAGTGAATATGGCTGGACTTGCTTTGGCAAGTGTTTCGAAACATATCAACTCGATAGTTGGGACGGTAAGCAGGATGGAACTTCATTCTCGATCGTATTCAACACAAAGACACAGGAAGTCTACGAAGTCTCGGTATGCGACATGAAGAACGATCGAGCGTATCGCATGATGAATCCCGAGTATGTGGATGCCTATAAGGAAGAGATGACTCGGCGTGGAGTAGAGGACGAAGCTTGGGAAGGTGTCGATTGGACCGATCTAGAAGTCGATGACGATTTCCTCGAGAAGGCAATCGCGATCGCCAACGACGAAGATTACGATACTCGAGTTCAAGTGCAGCTAGATCTAGAGCAGGATCTTATGTTCAACCTGATGAAGATGGCTCACGAGCATGATCTTACTCTTAACGAGCTTGTCGAAAAAATGCTAAGAAGCGTGATCGACGAGTGCGATGAAGACGAACAAAGAAATATTGAAGAATGATTAAGAAACGTCGACTCAGCCAGAGTCGAGATCCAAACTTCGAGTACGAGTATCCCGACGTCGAGTATCCTATCTTCCCAGTAACCGAGGAGGAAGAAGAGGCGTGGAAAGAACTCGAAAAAACTAGCGCGCTGCTTCCAAAGTCAGATGACTCGTGACAAGATCTTCGTCATTGCTGGAACTCAGAACGAATTCTATCATTATGTAAAAAACAAACCAAATCTTCCCGATTATGTAAACCTTTGTTATATAAATCAGATAAGAGGGATGAGAGAAGTCCATGGCGTGTTTGTAGGTACGTGGTATAGAAGACATCATATAAAATCAATCATACATGGTCTAGGAATAGCGGGATCGCTCGATAAGAATAAATGGGATCATTTGCTTGATATAGCGAGTAGATATCAAGTAGGTCATGTGCGTAGTGGAATGGGCGTCCTTAATCTACTAGGATAGCGCACGGAGTTCTCCCTCTCGAGTCTCTTCTTAGGTAGTCAACGAAGAGAGAAAGCTATTTATGGTGTGTGTATAGAGCCGAATACGCTCTAAAGCTTGTCGAAGTCCTTGGAAGCCTGTCAAAGTCCTTCAAAGTCCTTCAAAGTCCTTCAAAGTCCTTCAAAGTCCGTCTGGATCCGACGTTATAGGCCTCCAGCGTATCACGTGAGCCACGAGAACGGTCTTTGAGCCGAGAATACGCGGTGTGACTAAGTTGTTGATTCTAAAGATAAAAAAAAACAGTAAAAACAGTGAAAAACGGTGTACTTTAATTCGTCTATAGAGTATAATAGATCTATCAAATCAAATAAAGGATAGAAAAATGACTGAATTCGAAACAAACTGCTACGGCATCTCAACACAAACGATCCAACGGGAATACATGGGCTCTATTACGGCTCGCCTGTCTGGCTTGGAAATGGTTGCTATGGGAGTTCTATCGGATGCTCAGGAATTGTTGGTGATGGGAAGTGCTGAAGCTGCTCGTAAGCATATGAACATTGCCAAATACATCCTCTCTGAGATGATGGAAGCACGTTTAACTACAGCTGTTTAATTTTAATCTAAAGGAAATACACATGAACACAATCACACAGATCAAAACCCTCCGCGGCGAACTCAAGGCAAAGGCTGTTGAAGCCAAGCAGATTCGCACCACGATCGCCAATCTGGTACTGACCGCTCGTAACGAACGGACTCAGGTACGGGCTGCTAAGCAACAGGTCCAAGCCGATAAGAAGGCTGCACGGGTTGCTAAGAAGGCTGATCGTATCGTGGCACTGGAAGCTAAGCTGATTGCACTGCGCACCGGTCCGGTCGGGTCACAGGCAATCAAAGCTGCCAAGAAGCCCGGCAAAGTTACCATCACGAAGGCTAAGTAAGTATGAACGAAATCCTGCATGCATTCTATATGACCATCGAATTATGGGCTTTTTGCGGTATCTTGATGGTTGCTCTACTGGTAGAAGAGTTCATGCAGGGTCGCGGGAAGTCATAAGTTATTGATTTGAATAGTATACTAGTTTAGTCAACTATGGATAAAACGGTGTACTTTAATTAGACGACCGGTTATAATAGATCTATCAAATCAAATAATACAGGAAACCAAATTATGACAGCAAACGTACAAATCACCTTCAACAAATCTTCGAACAAGTTCTCTTGCGTAATCAACGGGAACAAGTTCTCTACTGGTAAGCAAGACTACATCGTACACATGTATAAGAAGATCACTGGTGAGAAAAAGACGTTTGACCAAATTGCTGGTGAAAAGAAAGTCAGTAAATCCGAGAAGTTCAACATCAACGAACGGTTTGAATTCGTTGAAGGTCTGGTCGAAATGATCGCATCTGGTTTAACTCCCTCGGCTGTTATTACTGGCGAAGGTGGTCTTGGTAAAACCTACACGGTTAACAAGACTCTCGTCAAGTCGGGTCTCAAAGATCTGACCGATGTCGGTGCTCTAGAAGTTGCTTCTACGGTAAATCGTCGTAATTCATTCACCTCCGTTAAGGGTTACTCTACTCCTAAGGGTCTTTATCGTACCCTCTACGAAAACAAAGACTCGGTGATTGTATTCGACGACTGTGACTCGATCCTCCGCGATCCAGTTGCGCTGAACTTGCTTAAGTCTGCTTTGGACTCCTACGGCAAGCGGATCATCTCCTGGAATGCTGAAACAGGTTTTGGCAAGGAAGACGATCTGCCACGTAGCTTCGAATTCAAGGGTCGTGTAATCTTCATCAGCAACCTTGCTCAAGACAAGATAGACCAGGCCATCCGCTCACGTAGCATGATGGTTGATCTGAGCATGACCGAAGACCAGAAGATCGAGCGGATGGTAGTTATATCAATGTCAGAAGAGTTCATGCCTGAATTCTCCGCTGACCACAAGAAGGAAGCTCTTGACTTGATTACTTCCCTCAAGGACGATGCTAAAGAGATCTCCCTACGTACTCTGATCTCGGTTACAAAGATCCGCGCTTCCGGTAACAAGAACTGGAAGGGTATGGCAACTTATATCCTCTGCAACTAGGAGTTTTACAATGAGCAGAATGTCAGAAATTAGTTTGGAAATTCAGGTGATGCTCGACGAGTGTATTGAACCTGCTACTATAGCTAAGACTCTTGGTGTGCCAGTAGCATGGGTAGTAGCAGAAGTAGTAGCTAATGAACGAGAGCAGCGCGAGTACGAGGATCCATCTTACTATAGCAGTAATTAACGACACGAAGTAGTGGTCGTAAAAGGCGGTTTTAAGAGGCGAGTGCAGTGGCCATGGCTTTAGGCCTTTAGCGTCCCTAGATTGTTTTGCGGTTCTAAACGGATTTCAAACGGAAATAACATGAAAAAATCTCTCCAGAAAATTCAGCCCAGAAACGGATTTCAAACGGAAATAACATGAAAAAATCTCTCCAGAAAATTCAGCCCAGAAATGGTTATCTACTTACTCTTTATCGTAAGGATCGCGAGCTCGATCGTAAGGATACTTCGCTGCTTCCTCCCAAGCGCACGATTGACTATAGTAAATCTTCTCCGCACGAGACTACTGGAGTATTATTCGAAACTAAGGAAGATGCAGATCGATATGCTATTCGATTTATCCAGACTAGAAAGTACTTATCAGTTCAAGTGTCAATGGTCTAAAAAATCTCGCCAGAAAAATTCAATGGAAAACGGAATTATATGAATATAGATCACTTGTGCTCTGAGGTATACTCTGAGGTTCCTCTCGAAGTATCTAAAACTACGATCGAGCGTATAGCTAAAATTGTAGCTCGAGATATCCTGCAGTCTGTGCGCTGGTATGATATAACTCTTGACGATATCTACCGATCGGATTCTATCGAGTATATTCAGGATACAATCAAATTTGATTACGGTTTGGAATGATTATGAACTATACTATGTACATCTATAAGACAGATCGTCGCAGGAAGAACGGCGAGCGACTGTTTAGTACTACCGTATGGAAGGATCGTGACGAAGCGAGCATGCAGCGTGAAGTTAATGAATTACACTTACATCACTATCCTCGTACTAGCTTTCGCATGGAGTTCTGTCCTACAATGAAAACTGTTAAGAATCTAATGTCTGGTCAAGATATAGAAATCCCTCACGATACACCTCGCTGTTGCGATCCGTCTACTGAAATATATTGGAGCACGTAAAAATGATGTCAGCATCTGGTTATAAAGCAAAGAAAGATCTTAAGAACGCTGTTGGCCAACCTCTTCGTTATAACGAGACTTCGATGTTTGGTCCCGAATTCAAGTCAACTGGCAAGTTTTGCGTAGTTGGGCCTTCTGCCTATGAACGCAAATGGTTTGCCGAAGTGACAATGAAAGACGGTTTAATTGTTAAAGTGACTTAGGAATTATATGAACTACGTTGGCAATGCAAAAATTTACGAAACACCCGATAAGAAGGAAGTGTTTAACTATCTCGATGCACTACGAGAATCCGGCGTGACTAACATGTTCGGAGCTTCTCCCTATCTAGAAGATCGATTCGGAATGACTCGACGAGACGCTCGAGCTTCTCTGCTAGCTTGGATGGAAAACTTTGGCAAATAATGGTGTACTTTAATTCGTCTTTAGTGTATAATGGTTCATGATGAAAAAGGAAATAAAGATGAAAACGAAAGATAAAGCGCACGAATACAACCTCGATGCAGCACAAAGAGAAATGGATCGCAGACAGGCAGAAGGTGAAGATATGACTAGTGCTAAGATTGATAAGAAAACATATAAAATTGTTAAAACGAAAAAAGTAGCGGCGGCTAAAGAATTCGTCGCAGGTCAGCTAGCGTTTCAAGACACGTGGGATGATGGTCGAGGTAACTCTACTACAACCACTAGGGTGGTGCTGGTTCGCTCGCTGGAACAAGATACCAAATGGGCAATAGTGGTGCTGGATGATGGCAGTCTTGCGATTGTTGGAGTTAACACCCTGCGTCACCTTCCGAAAGCCTTCAAAGGAGCAACAATCTAATGAACGAACGAATTCGACAACTTGCTGACCAAGCCGATGTACTTGCAGATAATGTAATACAAATGCCAGGAGAATATCATCCGGATTATGGAAGAGTTTGGAATGAAAAGTTCGCCGAGTTGATTGTTGAGGAATGTAGGACAGTTATAAATGATTTGTATCACAAGACTCCTTTAGAACTATGCGGTCCTTTGCTCACAGCAGACGAGGAGATTGCACAACATTTTTACGGAGTTAAAGAATGACACGATCTGAAAAAACTATTGAAATTAATAACGCATTTGATAAATTTAATGCGCGCACGAAGAACTTGACTACTGATACAGCAGCGATGTATGCTTATCGTTGGGGTTATATGGAAACGCTCGTTAAGGAGATGATCTTACGCTCTCCTGATGAGGAACGTGATTTTATCTGCAAATCATTAATAGGTTAAAATGAACTCACATATTCCTAAGTGCTTTCAGCTTGTCGGCGTGCCGGGTGCAGGAAAGACGACATGGATTAAGAAGCAGGTGTGGGCATTAGGATGTCATATTGTATCGACTGACTTTTGGGTTGAATTAGAAGCTGCTCGATTGGGAAAAACCTATTCGGAAATTTTCATAGAATATATGCCGGCCGCAGTTAAATTAATGGCTGCAAATGTTGTAGCTATTCGAGAAATGGGCAATGATATTATCTGGGATCAGACGAGCACAACTATTAAAAGCAGGGCAAATAAGTTTCGAATGCTACCTGAGTACGAACACATTGCTATAGTGTTTGAAACTCCCGAGCCTGCAGAATTATTTCGGAGGTTACAATCTAGGCCGGGGAAAATAATTCCTCAGAAAGTGATTGATGCAATGATTGATAACTTCGAGTATCCAACATGCGAGGAAGGCTTCAAAGAAATTTGGAGAGGATAAGTAATGAACGAAGATATTATGTATATCTATTTTAATGCTTTGCATGATTGTTCAATACAACAAATTAGATTTCTTGTTATTATGAATGAATCTCTCTATAAGAGTATGCTAATAAATTCATGGCTTAAATACCAGCTGATGTGATCTTATGATTAATTTAAACTTTCATTTCTACAATCCTTTCAGTGATCGCTGGGCTAATGTATACAACACTGGTATGTGTCTAACTGAAAACAAAAGTTTTGAATTTCAAATAATGAAATCTAATACTATTGCTCAGGTATCTATAAATTTTACCATGCGCAGTGATCACTCTGGACTAACTATAGAGTTGGGGCTATTAGGCTACTCAATCCATCTGACCGTATATGATAATAGACATTGGGATTATAAAAACAAATATTGGGAGAAGATATGAACGATCGATTTGATTTAGAGCAACAAATTATGGCGTGCTGGAACGTTACTTCTGATATCGAGACACTGTTTGAAGGTGTAATAGAGTCGGATATGACCACTGATCAGATTGTCAATATATTACTGGGCATGAAACAGTTGTATGAATTAAAATTTGATAAGCTGTTTAATACTTTTGAACAACTAATAAAAGACGATATAATTAAATGAACAAAGAACAAACTCAAGAACTTCATCGTAAACTTGAAGAAGACAAGGCTACTGCGCAGAAGCGTATTGCTGAATTAATGTATGAAGATCTTCTTGATGAAGATGGTTATCCTACTGAAGCTGCGCTAGAGATTGTTCGCATCTGGCATTGGAGTGATAGCTCAGGATGGTTTAAATTTATCAAATCTATTTGGTATATGTCGAACTGGGGTTGGCACGAAAGTGAAGCTGATCACGAATACAAGAAAGATGAGAAAGTGTATGTGTATAATATCTCTACTGCAGGTTGGTCGGGTAATGAATCTGTCATACGTGAGATGCAGGAAAATACTATGATGTGGCACCTCAATTGGGTTCAATCTCGCCGCGGCGGGCATTATATTTTTGAATTGCGCGAGTTTAAAGAATGAGATTGTTTTTAGATACAGAGTTTAACGGATTCATGGGAAAACTAATCTCTATAGCATTAGTGCCAGAGGATGACATTAAAGCAGAATTCTATAAAGAGATCGAGATGACAGATCAACTCAATCCTTGGGTTAAAGAAAATGTAGTACCACATCTAATAATGATCCCTTGCTCTCATCACCAGTTTCAGGAGGCATTGGCACAATACTTGTGGGAAGTTGGAGAGTGCACCATCATTGCAGATTGGCCAGATGATATCCGACACTTTTGTGAAAGTTTGATTACTGGTCCTGGTATGTGTTTGAACCTACTACACAATATTAAATTTGAACTAGATTTTGGCATTGAATATGAATCTTTGGTGCCACATAATGCCTTGCATGATGCTAGAGCAATTAAAGATTCTTATTTGAAACGAGAAGCTAAATGAACAAACAAATTAAACAATCAGCTAATGGCGTAGAAGGATTATTGATTCGGTGCTTTGATGGTCGGTATCGGTTTAGAGTATATAAAGCCAATTTTGATTATACTGATTATGACTTGCGTCATAGTGATTTGTGTATCACAATAACAGATGAGGATGCTACTTTCTATTCAGATGACAAAGGCAATATATTAGATCACAATCCAACTACATTGGGAATTGAAGAATGAATAAAACGGTGTACTTTAATTAGACGTTGTGTTATAATTATTCTATATAGAAAAGGAATAACATGAACGAACTAATGAAAAGAGTAGCAGAACAAGCCGAACTCGAGTTTTACGTAGGAATGACAGGGGTTCCACACATATGTGGAACTCAAGAAGCATTAGGAAAATTTACCGAGGCGATTGTTCGGGAATGCACCAAGATTGTTGCAGATGCCGTAGATCATTGTGAGCCAGCAAGTACTTATACAAATAAGATTAAACTGCATTTCGGAGTTAAAGAATGACTGCGTATGAATTAGCTATTAAGCTCGAAATGCGAAGTATTAATTACACTTATCATGGATTCTATAATAAAGAAGCTGCTGCATTTATACGTAAACAAGCAAAACAAATAGAAGTATTAGAAGCAAAATTGGTTGAGCTGGAAAATGCTTCATTAGATTTGTGCAATAAAGTTGAGAACTCGTTGAAAATCTAATTATATGGCGCAAAAACGATTTAAAATTATAGCTATTATTTATGACAAACGAGGGCGGATTTTGAGTGTTGGCAGAAACAATTATTTAAAGACTCATCCACTTCAAGCTAAACATGCTCGTCTATTGGGTAATGAAGAACGAAAATATCTACATGCCGAGATTCATGCTATCACGCTTTGTCGCTATCTTGGCCGAGCGCATAGAATTAGTGTGACTCGACATAATAGTAACGGAGATCCGGCGTTGGCTGCTCCCTGTCCTATCTGCGCGAGTGCTATTCGTAGCGCTGGCATTAAGATTATTGAACACACCTAGGAGATATAAACAGTGAATACACATAAATCAATACGAATCGAGATCTTAGCAGAAGATGAAGAAGTTTTTGGTAGCGTTAATCATGGAAGTATCTTAGTAACTGAATTTGTTGATAGTGAAGAAATTGCTGGTCAATTGCTAGATACTCTCGAAGAAGCTTATACCCATATAGGAAAATTTTTTCGTGATGAAGAAGGAGAAGAAGAATGAAAGTGCGTGAATATATTGTAATGGCAGAATGCATCGAGCGTGGTGTTGAATATGGTTATACTCGAGCTTATAAGCACGATGATAATCCTTCTGAAGAATTTATTAAAGAAACTATTGCTCAGGCTGTACAAAACGAAATCTGTGAATATTTTATCTTTGACGAACAAAATGACGAGTGAGCTATAAATGAGTCTTGATATAGATCTGACGGTGAATGAACCCGTATCAAAGTGGAGTCATAATATCACGCATAATCTTGGTGAAATGGCTAGTGCTTGTCCTATAGGCGCAAATGGTCTTACGTTATATAATATATTATGGCGCCCTGAAGAACATAATCTAAGATTTGCTCGAGAACTAACTAAGCATCTTGAGGAAAGTTATAATAATCTTAATTCTTATCCTGAGAAATTCAAAGAATATAATCCTAAAAATGGATGGGGTTCTTATGAAGGACTCGTTAAGTTTGTTTATGATTATTGGCAGGCTTGTTTAGAACATCCTGACTCTGAAATAAGGGCAAGCCGATGAATATAGAACTAATTAAAAAAATAGAAGAACAAGCAAAAAATTACGCCTGGGATCAACTCATGTTTCTTCCAACGAATGAATATAGTTATAAAGAACAATTTCAGAAAAAATTTGTAGAGCTCATTATCGAAGAATCAGCGCGCGGGCTTCTAGCGTGGAAAGATGAGCCGTTTCCCTTTGATGAAAATTTAGCAGTGCATTTAATACGAGAGCATTTTGGAGTTCCAGCATAAACGGTGTACAATAAATCGTTAATTTGATATAATATAACTATGGTACTATACGAATGGGTGTTAATTTTAGTTTTGGTTCCAGGGCCGTTACCAAATTCAAATGTTGAAGTGGTCAATCAATTCAAAAACAAAGCTCAGTGCGAAACTGCAAAAATCAATAAAGTGAAGTCTGATCCAAAACGAATTTATAAGTGTTTACCAATTGATTTTAATTAGAATAATATTGACGTTTTAAATTGTACAGAACTCTTAAAGAATGTTATAATGTATCTTGGAGTTCATCATTAAGGAATCTATATGAGTGATTTTGAAGTATTACCGATTGGTACTATCAAAGAGTTGCAACTCTCGAGAGAACTAGCATGTCAAATTGAACAAGCAGAGAGACAATATGAAGGAGTCATTCCTCAGAATGTCATGAATATCTATAACAAGCTTCTTCAACACTATGCTTGGGAGATAGAAAATGAAATGCTGTAATCATAATTGTAATCAAGGCCGAAATTGTCCTGAACACAGGCAGTTTTCTTTTGATTTTCTTTATGCTGTCAATTTTACTCTTTTAGAATGGGTAGTTTTGTTGATAACAGCAGTCTTTCTCACTTTTCAACAATTATAGGTAGACTCCATGAAGGTATACATTAACAATTATCGCAGCCATTGGCTTTCGCCATATACTATTTTGGAAAAAGTCTTCTTCTGGCGCGAGATTGACTACGACGAGCCTATTATTGACAAGTGGTCAGATCGTCTAACTCCGTTTTCCACTACTTTACAAAAATTTCTAGATATAGTTCATCCTAAAATCAATTATGTTAAACTTGATCGTTGGGACACTTGGTCAATGGATCACACCTTGGCTGATATCATACTTCCCATGCTCAAACAATTGAAAAAGGATAAGCATGGCTCATGTTCTGTTGAATGCGAAGATGTTCCTATAGAACTTCGCAGTACTTCTACAGAAGAGTGGGACCAACAACTAACGTTTGATTTCTATGCTGAAGCTCGCGAAGAAAAAGATGTTGACTTTGAACTAGTTCACACACGTTGGGATTGGGTAATGGACGAAATGATCTTTGCTTTTGAATGTAAAGTAGATGATTCTTGGGAAAATGCTTTCCGCTCTGGTGAAATCGACTTGGACCAGAAAGCTTGTGCTTGGGACGATGCAGGTAAGCCTACTATGTATCAATCAGTTGACGGGCCTAACCACACTTACCAATGCGATTACGAGGGCATGAAAAAAGTTGAAGACCGTATAGCAAATGGGTTCCGCTTGTTTGGAAAATATTATCAAGGACTTTGGGATTAATGCTAAAATTATTTGGACCGACATTTGATTGGATTCGTTATGACTTTAAATCTCACCCTTTTCGCTTTTTCGTTGAGTTGTTGGCTTGGGCTATTAGTATTGGTTGCGCTATTACTATGGCAATGACAGTTCCTAATCCGCCTTTGCTTTTCTTGTATCCTGTTTGGATTACTGGTTGCGCTCTTTACGCTTGGGCTGCTTTTAGTCGGCAGTCGTTTGGTATGTTGGTTAACTATCTATTGCTGACTGTAATAGACACTATTGGATTAATGAGAATGCTATGAATGAATGCGTAATTTATGATTTTGAAACACTTGGTCAAGATCAACTACGTAGTGTAGTTGTTTCTTTTGCGATGTTGTCGTTTAGTGAAAAGCGTTATATTGAGAATCCTTATTCATATGAAGAACTAGTTGATTCTTGTAAATACATTAAATTTGATGTAGAAGAACAAACTATTTTGTTTAATCGTAAGATTAGTAAAGAAACTCTTGATTGGTGGAATAGCCAAGGGGCTGAAGCTAAAAAGCAAATTCGTCCTTCAGCAGAAGATGTGTCCATTCATGCTTTATATGAATTCATTATTAATAATTGTCAATGCTCAAAGATTAAAAAGTCTTATACTCGAGGAAACACTTTTGATCCAATATTTTTAGATCATTTGATGAAAGATACTCGGCATCAAGATCCTTTTCACTGGCGAACAGTGCGTGACACTCGTTCAATGATTGAAGGTATGTCATTTGGTATGAAACTTGATAATGGATTTATTCCAGGTGAACTAGCAAGTAAGTTTGTAAAGCACGATCCGTGCCACGATGTAGCAATGGACGTTATGCGGATGCAACTTCTTGCTCAAGCTATTCTTGGTAAATAATAGGCTTTTTAGCCAATTTCAGCCCTTATAAATCAACAACTTATATGATCAAAATACACCAAAAGTCACCAGAGTGCACCAGAGTGCACGAAATCTGCTTTAGAAGGGGGTATACCAACGTATATGCTCTTGAGGGCTCTTGAAGTCACCTAAAGTCTATCTTTAATAGTATACATTAATTCGTCTTTATGGTATAATAGTACTATAGGAGAAACGTTTTATGAAAATTGCATTAGGATCAGATATCCATCTTGAATTTGGTGATATCAATTTACAAAATACTGAAAATGCCGATGTATTGATACTTAGTGGCGACATTATGGTTGCTACTGATCTTGGTGCACCAGACCCACACAACTTTTTAGAAGGTGCACGAAGCACTCGCTTTGTAGACTTCTTTAAACGCTGTTCATTTCAATTTCCTCATGTCATTTATGTAATGGGTAACCATGAGCATTATCATGGTGATTTTGCTACAACTGGCACAAAGATTAGATCAATGCTAGAATCAAATCTTCTGAGTAACGTATACTTTCTAGATAAAGAAACCAAAGTCATTAATGATGTGATATTTGTTGGTGGAACATTGTGGACTGATATGAATAAAGAAGATGAAATGACTATGCAACACGTTACTGATAGAATGAATGATTTTCAGTGTGTGCGTAATAGTAATACAAGTGTTTATCGCTCAGTTCCAATATACCAAGAAAATCCAGATTATGATCCAAATGATTTTCGCAGCAATAAGTATTCAGTAAACGAACAAGGTTTGAAGATTCAAACTAGAACTAAGAAAAAGAAATTTCCAGGAAGGTTTACGCCAGAAGATACAGTTGAAGATCATAAGAAAATGCTTGGTTATATTAGCGCGGTTATTGAAGGTAAGTATGATCAAAAGTTTGTAGTCGTAGGGCATCATGCTCCAAGCAAAGGATCAGAACATCCGAAATATAAACGTGATTCATTGATCAATGGAGCATATAATTCTAGACTAGACGAATTCATTTTAGATAATCCACAAATCAAATTGTGGACTCATGGTCATACTCATGAAGATTTTGATTATATGATTGGTGCTACTAGAGTTGTTTGTAATCCTCGTGGATATATCAATCACGAAAGTCGTGCTGATAACTTTAAATTGGTGTACATAAATGTTTGAATGCATGATCTTAGGAGATAGTATAGCAGTTGGCGTTGCAGCCCAAAGACCCGACTGCGTTTCCTATGCAATCAGCGGATATAATAGTTCTCAATGGAACAAAAGATTCGTTATTCAAAAAGATCTTAGTAAAACTGTAATAATTAGTTTAGGATCTAATGATCATGATGCCGTGCACACATTTAAAGAACTTTTAAAGTTACGTGATTCTATTGATGCAACACACGTTTATTGGATTATGCCAGCAATAAAACCTCATATTCAAAATCATATAAAAATCATTGCAAAGAATTACAATGATACGATATTGCCTATTCCAGAATTATCAAAAGATAAAGTGCATCCTACGACGAATGGTTATAAAATTTTAGCGAAAGAAACAAAATGAGTGAGTATCATCCAGATAAATGGGTAGTTGTCAAAATCACTAGTGCAAATAATCCTGTATTGTACAGAGTGTTTGCATGCTGGTATGGTGGTTATCTTGGCAGTGATTCTTGGCAAATGAACAGCGGCATTGTTAAAGCATATCGTACAGATAACATATACGCATTTGACGGGCATTCTGGTTCAACATACTATTGTAGTGCGCATTCATATGGGACAAATGGTTATGGCGGTGGCGTTTTGCAAAATATGATTAAGACAGCAGAAGAGAATAATGCTACGATTGAGATCCTTCCTGAAGATACAAATTGGTTGGAATTAGATTATGGCTTGTAAAGATCATCCAGATGCACCTCATGGGTTTTTAAGAAACGCTTCACTTACACAAGATAGATATGTGTGTGAATGCGAATATTGGGATGAAGCAGCAACTATTCATAGCGATAAAGGGTATGAAGTTGGAACATTAGAAGATTGTGAAAGCTTTCAAAGGAAAAGAAATATGAATACGCATTGGACTATAGCATTAGAAGAAGCAGACGACGGATCAGGCGATATGGTCCTTCCTTTAGGAAATGAAATATGTGATCAACTTGGTTGGAAAACTGGTGATACTGTAGAATGGATCGATAATCATGATGGTAGTTGGATTTTAAGGAAGAAAGAAATGGAAAAAGAATTAGTATTGGTTGAATGCATTTCAACGTTTCGTCAACGTTACGTTGTTGAAGTTCCTGCAGGAAAAAAAGAATGGGCATTAGACACTGTTACTATGAATGAAGCTACTGAGTTTTCTCAAGAACATCTTGGAGAAACTATTGTCTCTCATCGTGTAATCAGTGAAGCTGAATTTATCCAATTGCATAATGAAGACAACGATTATTTAAAAGATTGGACAGATGAACAAAAGAAACGTCATATCACGCAAATTAATGACGATGGGCAATTAGCAGTTTCCGTTGCGCAAGATTCAGATGCTGAAAAAGAAGATATTAAGCACTCTAAGGATTATTTCGATACTGATAGAAACAAATAAAAATGCCTTTAGTTGCTGCAGTTACAGTAGCAAATTGCGATATTGTGCGCCTGCATCCTGACGAGCTTAAACAATATGTGATGAGTTCATTAACACGTTCAATTAGTGATGAAATATACAAATATATGACAATAGAAGAAATGACTGACGTAATAAGTGGTACTACTCGTTATACTGGTACTCTAACAATAGGCCAACAAAATTTAACAAATGCTTCATTTGGTGCCATTACTACTAGCACTATTGGAAAAAATATTAGTGTACAAGAAAACCTACGTGTGGTAGAATATATAAAGCAAGGTAGGATAATTCGAGTTGAATTACAAAGATACAATGCAAACATTGATGATTGGGAAACTATTCCAAGAATTAAAATTGAAGAGTGACATGGACGATTTAAATATTACATTATACACTGATCAAAAAGATTATTTTAATAATCCTCCAGTGTTGATGAAACATTCTCATCCACAATGGCAAAAAGATTTGCCTTCAACTCTTCCTTTATTCTGGGCAAAAGAACCAATTCCATCTAAACCAGATCCAAATAATCCCGTTTACGGTGCTGAAATGGGGACGATGAAAGGTTGCACCGGATTAAATCAATTTTTCTCTAATGGGTTTACTATTTCATTTCCATATGATATGCCATTTTATATTAATGAAAATATAGAAGAAGGCATTGGAGTTGATTTTAATAATCCTACACTTGCAACTCATCATCCAATGCAAGGTTTTGAGAAATGGTTAAATGTAAAAAAATACATGCATCTTAAAATAGAAGTACCTTGGTTTGCTGAAACAGATTCTGAAGACGATACTAAATTATTGTTAGTTAAAAATGATTGGGCGTTCGACAATCCAGAAGATCTTATTATACCACCAGGCGTTGTAGATCTTAAAGTTACTTTTTCGTTGAATGTGAATTGTGTTATTCCTTTTACAGGAAAGCGTTGTTTTATTATTAAAGCAAATACACCTTTAGTTGCTTTTATTCCTCTTTCATCTAGAAAAGTTAATATAGAATGTAAGTTAATTACTAATGATGAAATTAAGCAGAAAAAATATAATCATGCCGGAAATACATTTGATAGAAATAGAGTTTTAAGTCGATATCCATCGAATGTATCAGAAGATTTTATGTACGATGGGCAACCAGCAGTTATTCCATATAGACTAAATCAACAACTTCCATCAGATTATGTAGAAATGAGAAAGTGTCCTTTTAACAAGAAAGATTAGATTATGAATATATTTTATTTAGATTCCGATGCACAAGTTTGCGCTGAAATGCACAATGACAAGCATGTAGTTAAAATGATACTTGAATATGCTCAGTTGCTTTCTACTGCTCATCGAGTTCTTGATGGTGTAGAAATAATCGAAAAGAAATATGTGTTAGGATCACTTCCCGCGCGCTGGCGTAAGTGCAAAGTATGGAAATTAAACGATGATCGTGATTCTATTTTACATAAAGCGACACACATGAATCATCCATCTGCAAAATGGGCTCGTCATTCAACGCTTAATTACTATTGGTTATACACTCTATTGGATGCTCTTTGTAAAGAATATACTTTCCGCTATGGAAAAATTCATAAATGCGAAAGAAGTGGTCTATTAAATAGACTCCAAACAACACCAATTAGTATACCCATTGCTCCTTTTACTGCTCCTTGGCGTGCGATGCCTGACGAGTTTAAAGTAGATCGTGCAATTACAGATTATACTGTTAAGTCGTATCGTGCATACTATCTTGGTGCTAAAGTAAAAATGTCTCGTTGGACTGATCGTGCTATGCCAGTTTGGTTTGCAGATGGTATAAATAGTTTATATGAAGATGCTTGCTATGTCGAGCACAAGCCGAAACTCAATAAAATTATTTCGATGCCCCTACAATATGCCAACCTATAAATTTAAAGACACGAATTCTAATCAAGAATTCGAAAAGTTCATGTCAATATCTGCACGTGAACCATTCCTAAAAGATAATCCACACCTAGAACAAATGATTGCAGGAGTTCCAATGATTGGAGATCCTGTGAATATGGGCGTTACTAAACGAGATTCTGGGTTTAAAGAAGTGCTGCAAAAAATCCATGAAAGGACTCCAGGAAGCGACCTTAAAAAAATGAATGCATTTTAATATTTGATTGAAATTGAAGGAGTTTACATTGGCAAGCAGAAAATCAGCTATTAAAAGTTTAGATGATTCGATTGATAGATCTCCAAGAGTTATAGTAAATAATTCATTGAAAATAAGAGCAGATGATTTAAGAACGTTTCAACCGCTAACGAATAATCAGAAATTGTTCTTTGAATCTTATAAACAAGGTGATTATTTTATAGCGTTACATGGCGTTGCAGGAACAGGAAAAACTTTCATTGCGCTTTATAAAGCAATTGAAGAAGTTCTAAATAGAGATAATACATTTAGAAAAATTATAGTAGTTCGCTCGGCAGTACAATCTCGTGAAATTGGTCATCTTCCTGGTGACGTTGGTGAAAAGATGGAAATCTATGAACAGCCTTATCGTCAGATTTGTCATCAGTTATTCGATAAAAAAGATGCATGGGACAGATTAGAAGAACAGGGACATGTGCAATTTATTTCTACTTCGTTTATTCGTGGTATGTCTTTTGACGATGCAATCATTATTGTAGATGAAATGCAGAATATGACATTTGAAGAAATTGATACTGTGATGACTCGTGTTGGTTATCGTTCTAAAATTATTTGGTGTGGTGACTATAGGCAAACAGATCTAAATAAAAAGAAAAATGATGTTACTGGAATTTTAAAATTCTTTGATATTGCAATGCATATGTCTGCTTTCACTCGTATCGAGTTTACTCCCGATGATATTGTTAGAAGTTCTCTCGTGAAAGACTATATTCTTGCTAAATTAAAATATGAAGATCACATGGAAAAATAAAGATGGATTATAAACGTCACATTTTAATTGAGAATATTGTATCAGAAGAAGCTCAGAATACTATATTTTTTCAATTAACAAATACTCCAGGTTGGCAATATTGCGAAACTACGTATGGCAATCATATGGATAACGTGCCAAGTCAAATTGAAAACAAAGAAGTGTTTGACATTGGTCATATGGGTTGTATGTTTTTCGATGGAACAAATTGGGGTATTCAACCAACGCAGAATATAAAAGATTTGTTAATTGAAATATGTGAAAATATAAAAAAGATAGATCAGACGGTTGAGAAGGTTTGCATTACAAGATGGAAAGCAAACTTTTTATGGAAATATGTAGGAGTTGAGAGAAGGACTAATTATCCTCATGTTGATACTCCAAGTGAGAATTCTTTAAGTGCAGTTTATTACGCAAATGATTCAGATGGAGATACTGTTTTATTCTATCCAGAAGAAACTGTAAGAATTTCTCCTAAAAAAGGATCAGTTTTATTGTTTCCATCAAATATATCCCATGCGTCTTCAAATCCAGAGAAAACGCCCATTCGTGTCGTTATAAATACTGTTATAGAGCTTTTTAAAAGCAGTAATACCGAAATTAATAAGGAGAATTTAAATGGCAGCAACACTAGGTAATGGTAATATAACATTTGGAGACGGCAGCTCGATGTCTAGCGCCACTCTAGCATGGAGTCAGGTAAGTAGTAAACCATTTAATGATTTAGCTGGTTATGGCAATTGGAACTGTACTAATAATAGGGCTTCTAGTGCTCCTGCCAACACTGGAGGTCCATACATCAGTGCTTGGATAGGAGGCGGCAATGCAAATTGCACTAATTGTTATTATTCCGGCGGCATAGTCTCATATAGATCTGGTGATACAATGGTTATACACGGACAGGAAAACTATGTAGGTTATAACAACTGCAACTGCGATTGCGATTGCGACTGCGGTTAATAATTAATTTTTTATATTATTAGGATTATAAATGGCAAAATTTATATTAAAGTGTGTTAATCAGCAGGGTGATCTATTTGCTGAATTTAACTATGATAATCAAACTTCTGAGTTAACAACTTTAGATGGAGAAAGTGTAATACCAGTAACTAAAAAAGAATTTAAAGATTTTCCTAGAGTTTCTAAAGATACTCCTCTTAAGAAAGCTAGTCCAAAAACTCTTAAAATTTCTCTTGGATTGTCGTGTAATTATGAATGTTCTTATTGTAGTCAAAGGTTTGTTCCTAATGCAGATGAAACCAACCCAAGTAGTGTTGATGGGTTTGTAAATAGTCTCGATAATTGGGTAAAAGATCAACCTGAAAGAATTGAATTTTGGGGTGGAGAACCATTTGTTTATTGGAAAACATTAAAACCTCTTGCAGAAAAATTAAAAGCAAAATATCCAAACGCAAACTTATCTACCATAACGAACGGATCTCTTTTAGATAAAGAGAAAAATGAATGGTTAGATCGCATGGACTTTTCAGTAGGAATTAGCCATGATGGGCCTGGATATCATGTAAGAGGATTAGATCCACTAGATGATCCAGAAAAAAGACAACATATACTAGACTTGTATAAAATATTAAAGCCAAAAGGCAAAATTAGTATTAACGCAATGCTTCATAAAGATAATAAAAGTCGTGCAGCAATCGAAGAATTTTTAGTAAAAGTGTTTGGAGAAGATCTTTATATCGGTGAAGGATCGTTTATTGATCCATACGATGAAGGAGGATTTGCATCTTCTTTAGTAGATCTTAAGGAGCATATAGACTTTCGAAATGATTCACTAGTAGAAATACGCACTGGTAAAGCGAATCGTTTTACGTCAACTGGGAATAAAGTAATTAACTTTATAAAGTCAATCTCTAATGCCCGACCTGCGTCTGCAATAGGTCAAAAATGTGGAATGGATAATCCTGAGAATATTGCTGTTGATTTAAGGGGAAATGTCATAACGTGTCAGAACGTAAGTTCTGTTTCAAAATCATTTAACAATGAATCCCATTTAATTGGAAATACTGCTGATTTTGAAAACATAAAATTGAATACAGTAACGCATTGGTCGTACAGAGAAGAATGTCCTAAGTGTCCAGTTCTACAACTCTGCAGAGGATCTTGTATGTTTTTAGAAGGCCCATTGTGGGAAGTAAGTTGTAATAATTCTTTCTCTGATAATATTTCTTATTTCTCTGCTGCAATAGAACAAATGACTGGGTTTATCCCATTCTATATTGAAGGCCCACATAGACGAGATCGATGGGATCTTTATGGATTGAAAAAAGATAATATTCCATTACCTAAAATTAAAAAGTTTATTCCTATACACGCAGTGTAATAAATATTGGAATAAGAAGAATACAAGGACAAGAGCATGAAAATATATAAGTCGTCAAATCAAATTAAAGAAAATACATTTAGGTTAGAGTTAGATTATTCTAACGCTAGTGGTATTCTAACTTCTAAACTTTCATATTATACACCAATAATCGCAGCTTTTACTGAACCTGTTCTTGGTGATGATGGAATACCATTACCGCCTGTGATTCCTGCAATTGATAAAGATTCACTGTCGTCAGCAAACATGGCAGATCCTATAGTCACAACATTTGATCTTAATAATATTTTTAACGATAATGGTCTTGCCGATAATACAGTCTGGGTATTCTATTCAACTGGTGCATATTATAATATTTTTGCTAATACTTATATTAGCAAAGAAGACCCAACGAAATATAAAATTAAGCTTAATAGCTCAACTCAAGTTCTGTTTGAGTTAGTGATTCCATGTGCTTCTGATTCAAATACTTTTTCTTTAGTTACACGGAAAACACCAAAACAAGAACTTGTTTTAACTGGTGATCTTGAATTGCAATCTAAAATACTTGCAAGCAGCGAAGATTATAAGGCGTTACGTCCTACTATAGAGCAAATTTCTGCTCCATCTAGAAATGGCAATATATTATCTTTTGATGTTACTACGACTCTTCCAATTAAAACATACTACACTAGTTCGCTTGGTGTAGTATTAACGCCTCAACTTTCTAATGGAAGTGGAACAGTCTTAGTTGATGTTTCAAATATTCCATCTGGCGCAGAAGGTACACTAAAAGCAAGCACTAAATTCTGGACAAACGTAAAAAGTAAAAACTTTATACATTAATTTTTATTATGTTGTATCTATATTATGAAAACATTTATTGATCATGAGTTTAAAAAACTCAAGCGCATAGATTCACCTACTGGAAGATTATATGAAACTCCATCAGGTGAATCTTATCCTTCTGTAACAACGATTACAGGATTGCATTCAAAGCAATCAATTATGGAATGGCGCAGAAGAGTTGGCGAAGAAGAAGCTAATAAAATTTCTGCTAGAGCTTCTGGAAGAGGCACACGAATTCATAACCTATGCGAAAAATATTTGCTTGGAACTCCAGAAGAACCAAGCATGTTTGATAAAGCTGTGTTCAATAGCTTAATTCCCCATCTAGATTGTATAGACAATATACACGCTCTAGAATCTCCCCTTTATTCTCACCATTTAAAAGTAGCAGGCACAGTAGACTGTGTAGCTGAGTATAAAGGTAAATTATCAGTTATTGATTTTAAGACATCAGCAAAATTAAAAAACCGTGATTGGATTCATGGCTATTTTATGCAGACATCGGCGTATGCAGTTATGTTTGAAGAACGTACGGGAATTCCTATTGGAAGAATGCTTATATTAGTAGGCATAGATGACGAAGATCCTCAAATATTCAATGAGCGTAGAGATGATTGGATTGACGAATTTCAACAATTGCGATCAGACTATAGGAAGTTAAAAAACGCATGAAAAATACAAACCTTCAATAAATAAAGTTCTTGATCAAAGAAAATGATTTGATAAAAAGAATTGTCTATTAATAGATAAATATGGTACAATAGTCTTAATGGTATAAGAATTGCTGTATGAAGCAGAGTAAAAGGTGTTCTGGACGGGGGTTCGATTCCCCCCGCCTCCACCAAAAGTATTCTAAACTGGACGCAGGATCAGTGAAAGTCGAAAGTGGTTTGATCACCACAAAGTAGGCTGGAGATCGAGAATACTTTTGATGGGGGCGACAAGGTTTCGACAGAGCAAGGAGTAACAAAGTGGACAGCTCGGCAATGTAGAAGCCGTAGGGTTGGGGATTCCCGGCCGAAGATACAAAACAAAGTAAACGCAAACGACTCACAGTTCGCATTAGCAGCTTAAACACTGCTTAGGGTTTCGGTAGGTTTCCTCGTAACAGAATAACCTACCATTTGTTTTAGCATTATCACAACTTATAGGAAAAAATAAATGAAAGTAAAATTAATCGTAACTGCTTGTCTAGTAGCATTCTCTGCAGCGGCAAGTGCACAGTCATCAGTAACTGCAACATATGGCGTTAAAGAAGCAGATGTTACAAATGTACAAAGTCATGTAATGGATATGTCTGTTAAGACTCGTGCATTTACTAATGTCGATGTTGATGCAGGTATCAATACTGAAACTGCTGATGTAGCTCGTGGCGTTACTAACCGTTATGAAATTGGCGTATCTACAGGAATGGATTTTTCTTCAATTCTTCGTGGTGATGTTCGTCTTAGTACTGGCATGAAGCAAAAATCAGGTGTTCAAGATTTTGGTTACTACTCTGTAGAACCTGGAGTTACTGCAAAGTTTGGTGATATTAGCACACGTGTTGCATATCGCTATCGCAGTGCATATGATACTGTAAACGCCGACCAATCTAATACTATGCGTTATAGCGTTGGTTATGCATTAACCAAGAAAGATGCTATCAGACTTGGTTATGATGTTCAGCGTGGTGATGGTGCTAATACACAAACAACTATCTCTTACACTCGTTCATTCTAATTTAAGAGTTGATAGGTCTCTTTAAAACCTATCTTTAGTTAGTCTTTGCTATATGCCAGAAACCGATACACACATGTATTCTGCCTGAAACAATAGTGACGAAGCTGATGAATTGTTAGTTTATTTTAATTCTCTTCCTAAGGAAAAACATGAAAACATTGATCGCTACAATTTTTATCATCTTTTGCTGCTGACCCCGTTAAGGCACCTACTCCTGCACCTGCCGTTACAGCTCCGGCTGCACCGGCTCCTGTTGCTAAAGTAGAAGCAAAGAAAGACGAGAAGAAAGCTGAGAAGAAAGCTGACGCTAAGAAGTAATTTTATCTTATAAATATACTAGGTTTGGTGGGAACCTATTCAAAAAATCCACCTTTTTACACACTCACACACTAGGAGATAACCATGAGTTTAACGCCATTTGAAATTCGCCTTGAGCTTCTTAAAATGTCAAAAGACATGCTCGAACAAGAATACAACAATAAACGAGATCAACTACAACAAGACTGGCAAGTCAAAGTTGAAAGTGCTCGCCAAAAAGGAGAACAACCTCCGGAAATTCCGGGAATGTCTCCATATCCGACCGAAGCCGATATAATTAAAAAAGCTACAGAGCTTAACGGATTTGTTTCTCAAATACCCCAAGACGCTAAAAGCAATAAGAAGTCTTAAGTTAGATGAGAGCTTATGCTCTCATCTAAAAGGAGATATATGCAAAGAATGCTTTTACCGGCAATTACTCTAGTTATTGTGTTATTAATGTTAGCATACACAAATATTTTAAGCACATTAATAACACCTCATTTTATCAACATTAAATATCATTCATTAAGCGAACCAGCTCAAAAACAAGTTAGGTGTCTTGCAGAAAATATATATTTTGAATCAGCACACGAACCAGATCAAGGAAAACTAGCAGTAGCTTTCGTAACTTTAAACAGAACTCGCGACAAGGATTTTCCTTCTAGCATATGTGAAGTTGTTACACAGAGGACTCGTACCGTTTGTCAGTTTTCATGGTTTTGCGAAGCGAAAGATAAATCACCACCGCCAAATGATACCTATTTAAAAATTCTAGATATGGCATCATTTGTTTATATCAATTACGACAAGATGGAAGATCCTACTTTAGGTGCACTATATTACCACGCAGATTACGTAAATCCAAGATGGCATAACTTAAATCCAATAAAAACAATTGGAAGACATATTTTTTATAAACCAAAAACAAAGGATATCTAATGAAAGATTTTATAAAAATAGATTCAATAATAATAGTTTGTATTACATTGATAGCGTTAGCAGGAATTATATCGGGTGCACATTATCACGTCAATGAAAGGAATTTGATGGCTGGTAATATTGCAAATGCTATTTCATCTGGTGTTAATCCTCTTGCAGTACGATGTTCGTATTCGAAATCTGACGATGCAATATGTGTAGCTTATTCGTTTTCTGGATCTACGCTTCCTCCAGCAGTAAGTAAGAGGTAACATATATATTTGTATAAGAGTTCATTGTGCAACAGTTTATTATATAGGATATTATTATGGCAGATACAACATTCGAAATTGGCAAACAAAAGACACATTCTAATGGGTACTTTCCTCCGAAAGCAGTTGTTAATCTGCACGAGTTTTATCTTGTTGGTGAGATTGGTCAACCTATCGATTATCTCGAATGGTTTGATACTATTAGACATGCAGGTGAAACTGATATAGTAAAAATCTATATTAATTCAGATGGCGGAGATTTATTTACAGCTATACAATTCTTGCGTGTTTTAAGTGATACTCCTGCAACTATCATATGTTCTGTAGAAGGTGCTTGTATGTCTGCTGCTACACTTATATTCATGTGCGGTCAGCAGTTTGAAGTAACTCCTCACTCCATCTTCATGTTTCACAATTACTCTGGTGGAGCTATGGGCAAAGGCGGAGAAATGATTGATCAGTTGCAGCATGAGCGTAGATGGTCTGAGCGCCTTATGAAAGAAGTGTATAAAGATTTTCTTTCTTCTGAAGAAATTAAATCGATGCTCGACAATAAAGACATTTGGATGGATGGGGAAGAAGTAGTTAAACGAGTGAACGCTAAAATACAAAAAAATAAAGCTCAAGCCAATAAGACTACACCAAATAAACGCTCTAAAAGCCCTGTACATTAAATCGTCTTTATGGTATAATAATACTACTGGCGTTAGTATAACGGATAATACATAGAGCTTCTACCTCTAGAATGGAGGTTCGACTCCTTCACGCCGGGCCACCAAATAACGGTGTACATTAAATCGTCTTTATGGTATAATATATTATGAGCAATATACATTTTCAGCGTAAAATAGTTAGTGATGAATTGCGGGATACATTATTTTTTGCAACTGGCAACAGGGCAGAAAAGATCAGATCTCCAGAATACGTAATATTGCGCGTTCCAGAGTTTGAAGTTAAGATTGTAAGTTTCAAAAATATCTCAGTCAATAGCAAAAAATGTCGTTCTTCATTTGAAGCAAAATCTACAATTTGCAGGTCAATTATATTATGATAATTCATCCTTATATCCCAAAGCGTAAACCTCGTAAAAAAACTGCTAAGCAGCGTGAATTAGCACAACAATGGGAAACTATGCTTAAGAAATACGCTCCTTCTAAAAGCATTGGTTACGCTAATATTGTATTTCCATCAGCGCGCTCTAAGTCATATATTCGCGAAACTCCTAGGTTTCCAAGTCTTCCTTTTACTGCAGGAGTGTGCGCTAAACCAGCTGATAAAGTGTACACCGGTTCAGCAATAATTGGTATTGGTACTCTCCATAAGTCAAATGCTGTGCCAGTCTTCAGTAAAGACGAAGCTAAAGAAATAGCACGAATGAGACGCGGATAATTGTACTTTTAATCCTACTTGGTATATAATAAACTATGAATAGAAGACAAATTGAAAATGATGTTATTGCAGCTTACAGTTCCAATGATGCAGAAAAGGTGCGATCTATTTACATGGACTTAATTAACACCCGTGGAAAAATGAATCGTTGGTTTAACAAATATCTTGATATGTTTGACGAGAAGATGAATAATTCTACTCGTAAAGATCCAGTATGGAAACTATATCATGCAAAATCTGAAGAATATAGTGATGTAATGCAAACAATTAAGATAGTAGAATATTACTTGAAGAAGACATAATGTTTAAAAATGCTGCCGGGTTTTCTCTTCATATAGAAGAGTTAGCACAAAAATATAGAATAACACATATGGAAGCAGTACTTAAATATTGTGAAGAAAACTATTTAGAACCAGAAGATATTAAGAATCTTGTCAATAAAACATTAAAAGATAAAATCCAAAATGATATGAGACAAGCTAATATGTTACCAAAGCAGGCAACACTAGACATATAGGAGTTATCGTGAGTGATGAATCTTCTAAAGAAAAAAGAAGTAAAAGAATTCATGACAAAGAAAATAAAATAAAAAAGCAAGTTAAAATTGCAAAAGCTGCAGGTATTCCAATAAAAGATGCTCATAGATTTGCAAAGTTAAACGCCATGAATTGTGGTAATCCCAAATGTTTTATGTGTAGTAACCCTCGTAAAATTTGGAAAGAAAAAACTTTTCAAGAAAAATCTTTATTTCAAAGACAACTATACGATGAACCCGAATCCAAAATGCCAAAGTGAAGATTGTAGATTTAATTATGGATCAGGCATGACTACTTGCGTGTATTATCCTCCTACTTATGATAAGCATGGTAATAACTTAAATCCAGATGGAAATACTACATCGGGGTATGTTGCATGTAGTACATGCGATAAAAGATGGGATTACAGCACGCAATACGGTAAAACTGTATTTAAGGAAATTGAAAATGGATAAAGACGAAAGTACTTTTGTAATTAACTATAAAATTATTATAGCTGAAAAAACATTCATGAGTCTTACAAGGTTCTTAGCTACTGAAATGACAAAGAATCCATTTTTGTCAGTAGGGTATTTTCTTTCGAATATTTCTGATGCTGATCTAAGTACTTTGTCTTCTATTGTAGAAGCTGGAGAAGATCATCCAGCTTTAAGTGAACTTATGTTAATAGCTGAAATGCTAGCATCTGGTGAAGGATTAGATCGAGGATCTCTTGACACTATACATGAAAGAGTAAACATGTTCATCACGTTTATTACGCTTGAATCTCTTTATCGTAAAAAATTAATTAAACTTTATCACGAAAACATGTCATTCGGCGACGATATGAAAGACGCTATTATAGCCGAAAGGTTGTATCACTAATGATTGATGAATTTGAAACATATAAGTTTTTTATTGCAACCAAATTACATTTAACTACAGATAGGTATGATGTATTTGAGTCTAATGGTCGAGTTTCTGGAACACGAATTACATTTGAAAAACGTAATGATAGATTTCTATTTCAGAAACTAGGGCGTAAGTTTAATCAGCCTCGCGAATTAATTGAATATTTTGTTGCTAATATCGGGTATGGAAATAAGAATGTTATATATTCTTCAGAATCAGACGAGTATTATGATACGTGGTTAAAGCGTAAAGAATCTCGTAGTTATATGTTCAATCAGCAATTGCAATTTCTTAAATCGCACTTAGAAGATAATAATCTAATATTTGAAAATCTATTTGATATACACAACAACATTCCTGAACTTTTAAAGTTATACGTTGGTGGTTATATACAGTTAGAAACTATGGTTATTATTAATGAATTTGAAAACTTTCTTTCAAAATGGAAGCCATTAGTTATGCTTTGGGGAGACCAACTACGAATACTCAATAAGATAAAAAAATTTGTTAAATACGATAAGAATAAGTTACAATTAACATATCTAAACTTTAAGAAGGAATGTTTAGGGAATTGAAATGGGCCGCACAATTTTTAAGTATCGTGACGACGACGATTCACGTCGTAAATCAACAAAAAGCGCAAAACATTCTAGAAACACTCCGGGGCAAGGAATGCGCTATATAAATAATTGGTCTGAAGAAGATGACGATTGGGTAAACCAATCAGATGACGACAAAGACAAATACTCCGCAAATACTCCGCAAATATTACGTAAAGGAAAATACGATGGACATTAATACACTCCGCAAAATGCGAAATCAAGACTTCGGTAAAATCTCTTCCGAATTCGAAAAGATTGCTAATCCGCAATCTGAAACTAAATCCTACCAAGATGATCGTTTTTGGAAGCTAGAAGCTGACAAAACCGGTAATGGTACGGCAACTATTCGGTTCCTCCCACGAGCAGAAGGTGATGAACTACCTTGGGTTAAGATTTTCTCCCACGGTTTTCAAGGTCCTACTGGAAAGTGGTATATCGAAAACTCTCTAACTACGATCGGTGAAAATGATCCAGTTGGTGAATTGAATTCTCGTTTATGGAATACTGGCTCTGAAGCAGATAAAGAAACTGCGCGTAAGCAAAAGCGTAAGCTTTCTCATGTCGCAAACGTTCTTATTGTTTCTGATCCTAAGCATCCAGAAAACGAAGGTCAGGTTAAACTATTTAAGTTTGGCAAGAAGATCTTTGACAAAATTATGGATAAAGCTCGTCCTACCTTTGACGATGAAACTCCAGTAAATGTGTTTGATTTCTGGGAAGGTGCTGATTTCAAATTGCGCCAACGCAAAGTTGAAGGTTATCCTAACTATGATCAATCTACATTCGCAGAACCTAAGGCTATCTCTGATGATGAACAGGAAATCTTAGATATTGCAAACAAGCAATATAAACTTAGTGAGTTTGCAGATCGTAAGAACTTTAAAACTTACGAAGAGCTTTCTCGCAAGTTAGCCAGTGTATTAGCTGGTGGAGATTCTGGATCAATGCCTTCAGCTGCAGCAATTGCAGAAGATGGTGAAGATAAGCAACGTCAAGTTAAGGCTACTGTACAAAAAAGCAAAGTCGCAATTGCTTCATCTGATGATGATGAAGAAGCGATGAGTTTCTTTAAGAAGATTGCACAAGAAGAATAAGATCCCATGCAGGTGCGAGGGGGATCTTAGGGTCCCCCTTTTTTATTGGAGAAGAGTATGAATGAAGATGGAGTGACTATACTTTATAAAGTACTAAAGGATGATTCTTCAGTTGGTAGCTTTAAAGTTTTGTCTCTCGGTGTTGAAGAAATAAAAAGATATTGCAATGCCAATGACTACGATATTTCGCGTTATAAGATTATATTACAATCCACCGGTGACGTTGTATGGCATGGAAAACTAGAAGATTAATAAACTGCTCTAGATCTAAAATATCTATCAAGTGAAGATTCGCTATTTCTTATAGGTGCTTGAATCTTTGCTACTTGAGTTTGATTCATATTATTAGTTGTCGAAGGTGCTATTATTGATGACGAAGAAAACCGAGAATCAGCACTTTCTTTTGCAGCAATTACATCTGAAGAAGATCTTGTTACCTGTTGAGCTGATGGCATAGCAGAAGGTGTGCCAGTTGAAGCAGGTGATGGGGCTATATTAGCTTTTGTGGTGATCGGAGCTATATCACTAGTTTCGACAGCTTTTCTACCTTTGACTGCCTCAACGTGTTCACTGGCAATCTGTTTAGCTTTTTTAACTGATGCACCATCGGCACGAGCTTTCTCATAAGCATCACTATATGTTTTTAGTTCCTCAACACTAGTGATCCTACCTGTAGCCATAGCAGCAGGTTTTGCAGCATCTCCTGCAGGAGGCGCATCTGGCGCGAGAGTTGAACTATCTTGCTTAGCACTGTTAGAACCACCAAATGGTTTCCATGGACCTGCTTTAATAGGACCACCAAGTAATTTTGGCAAATTAATAGAAATTGCTGGAATAGTAATATTTCTTATAGTATCAAATATTCCAAGTATCCAGTCTTTTATGCCAAAGATCATATCTTTCACGCCATCTATAAGCATACTAAACGTTTCTTCAAATTTAATTCTATCTAAATATTCTTTAACTTTATCAAATCCAAATACGCCTAAAACATATGAAATTGCGTCTTTTACTAAATCTAGAAGTGAAAAGATAAGCGAATTAAAGAATCCTTTTATTGCTCCAGCAATTGCTCCAACAATCCCATCTTTTCCATATCCTTCTATAGCTCCTTTAACAGTGTCCCAAAGAGTCAATATTATTGTGAGTGGGAGGAAGATTTTACCTACTATTTTTGCAACTGTTCCAATAAGACCAGTAAATTTTCCAAGAGATGCTGCAATTTTACCAAAAGTTTCTGTTATAAATAATCCAAATTTTGAACCAGTAACCATAAAAAAATCTTTTATGACGACGAATGCTTCCATGAACGGAGTCATGATTTTCGAAATAGTACTAGTTACTGAAGATAAAAACTTAGCAATTTTTCCTTCACCTGAGATAAAAGTTTTAATAGAGTTAATAACACTGTCGAAGAATTTTACAACTGCTGAAAATTTTTCTGATATAGTAGCTTTGACTAAATCGAATGTCATTGACACTCCAGCTAGAAAACTAGCTAAACTCTTTCTAATTGACGCAACTAATTTCTGTCCGCCGAAGGCATCAAAGAAGAATTTTATTGCTTTTAATTGTGCAGAAATAACTCCTACAATAGAACCTATTGCTACGGCTAATGCAGTAAGCCATCTACCTAAAGCCATTCCACCTTTATTTTCTGCTGGTTTGCTAACATCTCCAACAGCTTCACGAGTATTTAATTCTATTTTTTCTAAGATTGCCATTTGCTTATTAAAAGCCATTTCACCTTCATTCTTATTTTCTTTACTACTTGCAGCAAGCGCAGTAGAAGTATTAGAATTAAGAACAGGAGAACCTGCTGGGTTTGATTGAATAGTAGGAGATGAACTCTTTAAACTATCTGCTATAGATTGCATAGCAGAAAACATACTATTCAAAGTTTGATTAGTATTTTCACTAGCAATTGTAAGTTCTTTAAGTCTATCTGCAGACAAGTCTGCGTAATCAAGCATAGTTTTTAAAGTCTCACGTGTATTAACACTCGAAATAAGAAGTTCTTTAAATGTTCCAGCTGGAGGACTGTTGATTATTAAATTGTTTTGAATAGATGACAAATATTCATTAGAAATTTGCTGTAATTGCAAGAGTTGAGCAAATCCTTCATTTGTAGATGAAGTGTTTTGTCTTATACTCGAATTAACAGAGCTATTACCAGTTGTATTTGCCATTTATATCTACCTATTTTTTTGAGATTCTAATCGTTGTTTTTCTTCTTCTAAATACTCTATAAGCATGGCCACGTAAATTTCACGTTCAAAGGGAAGCATTTCCTCAATTTCCCTTAGACTATACTTATGGTACTGCATAAGTGCAAAATTCATTTTATAGAAGTTATGCAGACTTTCATGATATAAGCATATTAAAAAAAACTATCGAGCCCTCTTATGTATTTTTCATGATCTTTGCTACACACTGGGCATTTGTATTTTACGAGTTCTTCTAATTTTGGCATCGTATCAAAGAATTGCTGAATTTTTGCAAATTGATCTTGTGTTAAATTGTTTACAAACTCGTTAACTTCTTCTGGTGTTTGATCTTTTGCTTTAAAGATTTCTTGACCATTATATACTGCATCTATACACGTGCAGATAATATTGAAAACAGTATCTATATCTTTACCGTCTAAACTATCAATTTTGTTTATAACATCAAGAGTAGGATACTTCATCATTACGCCAACATCGTCAAATAATGGTATTGTCTTATTATGATTTTCTGGAATAGTTACTTGCAGTTTTGTTAAATCAATCGT